TGTCACGATTGGTCATAATTCTGTCGATATTAAGTTCATCTCCATCGTCACTACGTCTTCTAGTTCTCTTGCTAGATAGACCTACTCCGACATAACTACTGACATCTAGTTTTCTCTCGACCTCTGCTCTGTATTTCTCAAAGAATTTCGTCACTTTATCACTAGCCTTGCCGACCATAAGATGCTCTACTAAATTCTCTCGGTTTTTAAGAGAGCCATATGTCCAATCTTCATCCCAAATATGATGAGGGTCTTCTCCGGTTCTCTTGGTCTCGGCAAGACAAGACTCGATATAGTCTTCTGCAGAGTTAAAGTCGAGAACTACTATTTTATGTTCCTCAGAATGCTCATAGTTAATTCCGCTTTTAGTCGTTTTTAGTTTGTAATTTCCGTCAGACATTATGCAACCTCTTCAGTTTGTATGTTATTAATTGAGGACAATACCTCGTTACTTTCGTTAGTAGCAACCTTGCTAGCATCCTTTGAGTAAACCCTCGGATACTTGTTTTTGAATCCCTCAAGTTCAATCTTCTGCTTTTCCTCGTCAGTAAAATCAGCACAGAGGTCAAGGATTGCATAATAGATTGACGACTTATTAACACCAACCTCATCGACTTTGCCATTGCTTATTGGTGTAACACTATCCGACGAAATAGTACCATTCACAGCTTGATGAATAAGTTTAGCCGAGGTATAAAACGCTCTAGTCGAGACGTTTCTGTTCAATCTCTCAGCCTTGATTCTATCTCGTAAATCCCACAAAGCAGTTGCTACATCAGAGTAATCTCCGACGATATGACTTTCTATGGTCTTGTCATAGCCGATACTGATTGTCGCTCCAGTAAATCGGTCTAGCACCGCTAGGTCTTGCTGATTTCTACCGACATAAGAAAAGTCGTTACCATATCCATTGGTATTGTCTATGGCGATAAAATAGAAATCGTTGTGACGATAACGATGAGGACTCTCTGGGTCATTCGGTGTAAAAATGAGACCTTGACCATCGAGCATAGCATTATGAATGAGGGTCATATTAGGGTCAAATCCATTGAACTCGTCGGCTACAACTATTCCACCCTCAGAGAATGCCTTGACATACTGACCTTCAATATACCTTCCGTCGAAGGTAGACTTTCCGAGTAGTTGTGCTTCACTAACTCCGGCAGAGCCAACAACATAAGTGTATCGGTACTTATCGTCTTCATCCCAATTATGTTTCTCAGCCATAAGTCGGAATAACTCTTCACCTATTGTCGATTTTCCGGTTCCTCTTTCGCCGTGAAGAAAGACTTTTTGGAAAGTTTGTAGCTTGTCGAGTACATCGGCAAATTGATAGTGTAGTAATCCGTCGCTACTAGGGTCAAATACCATTCGGTCATTTAGGGTAATTGTGACGGGTTTAATAACCTCATCCTTCGCGTCTTTTATTATTTCCTCGACAATACTGCCGTCATCTAGTATCTGCTGAGTCACGGCATTGACAATAGTTGTCTCTAGACTACCTAAAGTTCCGTCGGTCTTTGGGGCAGGGTTACTGCTAGCACTTGGCATAGCATCACTACTGCCGTCATTAGTAGGCTGATTTCCGTTACCATCACCGCCATTAGTGGGATGTAATGGGTCATCTTCTCGGATTAATTTTCCGTCAAGAAAATCCATTAAATCGCTTTTCTTTGCGAACTGAACCCAAGAACTTGCTATGCCTTTCTCGGCACAAAGGGTCATTGCTTGTCGTCGTAATTGCTTTACATTCATTTCTAAACCTCCTCGGTTTTAGTGTTGCTCTCTCTCAGAGCGGTTTCGATTTCAAATTTGCTGTTCATTATGCTAGGTTAGTTTTACAAAGTAAAACAAACTAACCTAGCATAATAACTAGTCGTCGGACTAGGCTTGAACCATATCTCGACAGAACCTATCCCAAGGCAATTCGCCAATTATCTCAGCATTGCCACTTTTTAGCAACGCGTTTGATACATCGACGATAAATTCCTCGTCACCTTGACATTGTACCACTTTGCCTAAAAATCCTAATATCTCACCTAGGACATTCGTCGTCGATGAATAGGCTTGTATTTGGTCGAATAGTGTTCTTAAAAACTCTTCGTTTGGCATTTTTTCTCTCTCTTTTGCCGTCGGTAAAAACGGCGGTTTTGTTCTGATAAATGACTGCCATCATCAGACTAATCTCGTCACGGATTAGTGACCATCGCTTGGTCTAGCAATAGGGAATGCTCTTTAGGCTAACTAGTTAGCCCTTGAGCAGTCCCTATGCTAGCAACCTTGCTAGGTTTCGGCGGCGACTCTACGCGTTGGAATAGTTTCTCGACACTACCTCGACGGCTAGTGTTACAAGTCCAATTCTGAAGAGGATTGTCGCTATTATCGTCACAAATAGTGACCTTAGTGAGACTTTTTCTCTATTCCTCGAAGATTGATATGCCATTATTTCCCTCGCTAAGTTCGTCAATTAGTTCGTTTTTCTCTTCAATTATCGTCAGTAATTCGGATAATTTCTCTTCGTAGCTATCCTTAGTGACGGCAAGGGTCTCTTCCCATCTCTCATTATCCTCGATAATGGCTTCCCATCGGTTATTATAGACGTTAATAGCCTCTTTTAGCTCTTCGAGTAAATGGTTCACTCTCCACTCGACAGTTTGGACAAATCCGCTTCTCTTCGTAAAGCTCGTCGGGTTTAAATCCATCGATTCTTGGGTTACGTCCTTAACCTCCGCCAATAACTGACGGGCTATTGCTAGGATTTGTTTCATTTTTCTCTCTCTTTTCCCTCACTAAAGAGGGTTGTTTGTTCGTTGGTCTGTCATCTTCAGGACAGGTAGACCAGTTCCTGTCGATACTGCCAGACTATGCTAGCAGTATTTCGACTATTCTCGTCGGTATAGCAGTTACCCTGCTAGGACGCTTTTTACCTCGATAAAGCGACCATTTCGGTTGAGGTATCCTTCGCGTTTAGGGCAATCTCCACTAAGATGTCCAACATACCCTTCGCGTAGAAGGTCGGAACTGAGATTCATAACGAGAATCTTCAAGTCTCCACGATGAGGGTTTGCTTTACTGTCGGTTAAAGCTTGTCTGAACATTGCTAGTAGTTTTTCCATTTTCTCTCTCCTTGCCGTCACTAAGGACGGCGTTTGTTGTTTGTTAATTAAAATCTTGCCTATCTCGTCGGTATAGGTCTTTTTCTGTTTCTTGTTCTAGTTCTATTTCTATTTCCAACCCCATAGGGCTACCTATACTCTCGGCATAGGCAACCCTATGGCTACCCTATCGGCTATTGTGTATTAACCGACGGCTAATAAGGCTCTATCGACGAGTGATTCCGTCGCTAGACTCACAATCGAAGTGAATATCCTCGAATCGAGGGTCATTATCCTCCACTACTGTGACGATGTAGTCTTCCGGATGGTGTTCGCCGACAACCTCGAAGAAATACTCGAAGTATGCTTGTTCTTGCTCGTCGGTAAGAAGGTTCAGTTCCAACGCGTTGATGTCGATAGCATTCAAGTTCTCGCTGTCTAGTGTTGGTACTACGTCGTCGATGTAGATTAACTTGGTGTCGTTTGTATTGTGTATTGTCATTTTACTCTCTCCTCGCATTATGCGAATTGGTGTCAGTATTACTGTCGAGGTACTGACTGTTAAACCTCGTGCAATGCTCTCATTGCCTACCACAACTTACCACCGGGTATCAAGCTGAACCTAGAGATATATATATGGGTCGTCGGTGTGCCCTCGATAAAAATGGGCTGAACTCAACGAAATATAGAGGATTGAGTCGAACGCGTAGGGGGGTGGGTAGATATAGCGTAACCCTCCACAGAAAATGCTAGCGATTTTTACTTTAAACCTATTAAATTTGGTAAAAAGGAGTGCATATGAACTATTATTGGCAAGCAGTATTTGAGCAAGAACCAATGGTGGTTGCTTGGGAACTATTCGTACTATTTACCACTTTAATGTTTATAAGTATAATTTTTAGATTATCTAGAATAGAAAGAAACCAGCAAATTATTTTGACGATAGTATCTAAGAATAAAAAACCTAGACTAGTTAAAAAGGATAGAGAATATAATAAAAGCCTTTTATGGTGGATAAGAAAGCGTCAAGAATCTCCACTAAACGATTTTGAGGTTGTATATGATAGCAAAGACGAATAATAAAGGTGTCGAGTTCTATGTATATGATATGGGAGAGGCTGACAAGTTGGGTATATCATACAGGAAAGATGATTGGCGAAAAGCTAAAGTGGGGGAGTTCATTCTCACCACAGACAAAAAAGTTATTGAGGTCATTGACCGCATTACTGAAAAACCTCGTCACGCTAGGAAAGGGACTGATTACCTTATTACTGGTTTTGGTAGACATCCTGTATCTAAAAACAGTATATTTGCTAGCAAGGTACAAGACAAAAAAGGACAAAGAGTAAATGTCAGGCAAACAACAAAACAAAAAATCTTTGCTGATTATCTCATTAAGTATGGAAAATCAAACGAGTTCGGTATGTGGGATGCAGAGTCAATCATCCAAGCCTATCAAGCTGTCTATCAAGACAACAATTCCACAAACAGCCTTAAGCGTGGCTTATCTATCTTACACAAACAGCACATTCAAACACATATAGCAATTAAAATGAATATAAGACCAATATTAATAGAGAATGCCATTGATGATGAATATATTATTAATGGGTATAAAGCACTTCTTGAGGGTTCAGATGTGCCACACGCAACAAAATTAAACACATTAAATAGACTTTCTACCCTTTTGGGTCACGATGCTAAAGATAAAACTGAGACTACAGAGCAGGTTGTGATGATTAGTGACGGAGAGTTAAAGAAATTAGCAGGGTATAGGAAGAAAATTGCCGAAACAACAAGTGCAGGTAAGGAAAATCTCGACTGATTTTAATACTTATCTGTTAAATCATACAAAAATAAACGAAAAAGAAGACGCAGAACTGGTATTAAATGACAATAGTTATATTGTTCCGGGTCCTGTGGCTAAATGTTTTATAAATATGGTGGAAGAAATAGATACATATTACCAATTATTTAAAAATATGGAAAAAGCAACTGGAGATTATGGCGAAAGTTGATAAAAAATTAGCTCTTTTAAGCCCTTCTGATAAGCTAGAAATGCTAAAAGCTATGTATATTGATATATTTTTCTTTGCAGAAGTGTTATTTGGCGACCCTGAGAATGCTATGCACTATCATTGTAGGTCAAAAAGTCCTGATTTTCATAAAGAGATTACGCAAAACTTGCTGAAATTGG